TGTCCGGGCGCGAGCGCCTGCGCCGTGTTGTAGTCGGACGACTTGATCTCGGTGGTGTTGAGCAGCACCGTGATGTCCTTGGCCGGGCAGGCGATGAAGCGCGGCTCGTCCGGATCGTTCTCGGCGGCGTCGAGGATCTCCTTCGCCGAGAGCAGCTTGGCGAGCGTGAGGCCGGAGGCGCTGAGCGGGACCTTCTGCGCCGAGGGCAAGGTGACGCTGGTCGAGCCGGTCTTGCCGGTCTTCGCCGTGCCGTTGGCGGCGGCGACGATGACATCGTCCATCGCCCGACCCATGGCGTTGGCCGCGGCGATCGCATATTCCGAGGTCGGGTCGATCAGCATGCGGACCTTGTCCTGGTTGTCGACCAGGTCGGCATATTCGTAGTCGTCGAGGCTCCAGTAGCGCCGGGCGTGCGGCGTCTCGGTGAACGGCGTGTCGGCGTGCCGCGCGGTGCGCTTCATCGCGGTGCCGGCGCCGATCTGATCCCAGAAGCCGCTTTCGCCGCGCACCATCTCGACGGTGACGGCATCGCGCAGGCGGGAACCCTTCTGCTGCACCAGATGCTGGACGTTGGCCTTGTACTGCTGGACGAAGGCGGTGGTGATTTGCGTGCTCATGACGAGCGCTCCAATTCATCAAGTGGCGATGGATCGGAGGGCTGCCCGCTTTCACGGACCCTTTCCTTGCCGGTGTCGCCCGGCCTGGCGGGGTCCTTTCACCCTGTCAGCCGGACGCGAGGGCGCTCCCCGGCTGCCTTGCGCGGCGGCTCGCCGCGAAGCCCGAAACTCAAGCGGCCGGCTCGGCCGGCCATTCCGGCTGCCGGGCCATGTCGGCGGCCATCAGTGCGTCGTAGCTGAACTTGCCGATGCGCTCGGCGACACGCACCGCGGCAGCGTCGATCGCGCCGAGCCGTGCGCCGAGCGCCTGCACCTCGGCGATCGCGTCCTTGTCGGCCGCGGTGCGCTTGTCCTCCGGCCGGCCGACGGCGACCAGGCCGTTCAGCAGCACCTGCATCAGGTCGTGCGGCGCGATCACGTTCTCGCGCCGGCGCACCCGCTCGGCCTCGAGCTCCGCCAGCTTCTTCGCCTGCAGCGGCGGCAGCGGCTGAAAGCGCGCCAGCACGGCGCGCGCCTTGTCGTAGTCGTTGACCACCGGCCGGCCCATCTCGGTGCCGACCTTGACGCCGGCCGCCACGATCGCGGCGAGCTTCTCCCGGTGCAGGTCCTTGCCGAGCTCGTTGTCGATGGTGTGCCAGAGGTCCGACATGTCACTGCTCCGGGTAGGCGATGCTGTAGAGGCGGTTGCGCTTGCCGATCAGCGCCGGGCGCTCCGGGTGGAACTTGTCGTTGCTGATCTTCCGGTACTCGTCCGACGCCTCGAGCTTGGCGATCTCCGCCTTGGCCTGCTCCGGAGTGAGCTGGCCGAAGTTCGCGCCGCGGATCTCGTCGGGCAGCGCGCCGGGCTCGGCCAGGCCGGATCCGATGCGGTGGAACAGCTTGGCCATGCCGGGATGGTCGAACAGCAGGCGGCCGTCCGAGGTGCGGATCTCCAGCAGGTCTTTCAGGTCGTCGCCGGCGAAGTGCCGCAGCGTGTTGTTGGCGATCGCCATGTTCTGCTTGTGCGCGTCGCCCCAGGCGGTTTTCAGCGCGGTCTCGCCCTCGGCGACGCGCTGCTTGTCGGCCGCCTCCAGCGCGGTGAAGGCGCCGCCCTGCAGCTCGAAATACTTGGCCAGCAGGTGCTTGGCCTGGCTGTTGTTGAGGCCGGCCTTGTGCATCTCCGCCAGCATCGACTTCTGCACGTTGGCATCGACCGGCAGGCCCTCCGGCACCTTGATGTCCTTGAGCTCGTACTTGTCCGGGCTCTCCGGCCGGCCGAGCCGGTTCCACACGACGTCCCAGTCCTCGGGCTTGGCGTCCTTGCCCGGCAGCGGCAGCTTCTCGCGGCCGATCAGCTTCTGCGCGTTGAGGTGCTCCTTCGCCAGGTCCTCGACGCCCTTCATGTTGGCGAACAGCGGATCGGCGCGCATCGCCTCGGGCAGCCAGGCGCGATCGGCGCCGGGCTGGGGCGCCGGCGCCGGAGCAGGGGCGGGTGCAGGTGCAGGAGCAGGTGCCGGCGCCGGCGCGGGATCGCCCTCGGGCGCGCGAAGGAACCGCTCGAGCCAGTTATTCGTCCGCATGCTGGGCCTCCCGGGCGCGCTCGATCATGGCGCGGTCGTCAAGCATCAGGTGCCCGGCGACATGCTGCGCCACGCGGAAGCGGCCGATGTTGTAGTGGGTGTGGTGCGGATCGCCGGGCACCATCAGCTCGCGGCCGGCGCCGCAGAACTTCATCAGGTCGGCCAGCACCCGCTTGCCGGCCTCGGAGCCGAACACCTGCGCGTAGTCGCGGCGCAGCTGCTGGCGGCGCAGGCGGGCGGCGAGCTCACTGACCATTGCCGAGCCTCGCGCTAGTGTCGGCGACGATCGCCGGCGGCTCCTGCGCCGGATCGATGCCCTTCACCTCGAGGGTGGCGGCGAGCTCCTCGCGGCCGAGCTTCAGCAGGTCGATCAGGTGCTCGCGCAGCACCGGCACGTGCTGGCCGGCGATCGGGATCTCGATGAACAGGCCGGGCGTCGGGTCGCTCAAGGCGGCGATCGCGCTCTCGACTTTGCGATGCGCATGGATCAAGTGAAGCGCGTCGCGCGCCACCTGCTCGGTGATCTTGCCCTCACGCGGCACGGCGGGCGCCCTCCTCGGCGTTTGGCAGCATGCCCGCGGTCTTCAGCGCGCCGGCCAGCGCCGCGGCGCCTTGCGCGCCGGATTGCAGCGCGCCGGCCTGCTCGGCTGCCAGCGCGGTCTCGTTCGCCGCGCGCTGCGCCTCGGCGCGGGCCTGGCGGATCTGCGCCACCTTGCGCTCGTCGCGGATGACGCGCCGCGGCAGCGCCAGCCCGTCGGCCACCACGTCGGCGGCGGCATCCTCGTCGAACTTGTCCATCACCTCGGGCTTGATGTTGGCGAGCGGCACCATGACGTCGAGGAACTGCGACACCGCGCGCACCTCGCCGAGGCGCTGCGCCTTGCCCTGCATGCCCTCGTAGTCGACCTGCACCTCGCGGCCGCGCAGCTGCGGCGGCGGCGCGCCATAGACGCCGGCGCGCAGCCGGATCATGAACAGCCGCCAGATCAGCGGCGCCACGCCCTCGAGCTGGGCGCGGCCGAAGAACGGCCCGAGGATGGTGGCGGTCTCCTCCTCGAGCTTGAGGATGTGGGTCGCCGGCATGCGCGGGTCGCGCGGCAGCAGCAGCAGGTCCTTGTAGTAGCGGGCGTCGATGCGCGCCCGCACGCGGTCCATGAACTCCTCGCCGATGTCGAGCCGGCCGGTGAACTCCATCTGCCGCACCGGGCTGGCGGTGCCGGTCATCAGGTCGGGCTGCACGTAGATGTTGCTGCCCGGGTTGATCCGCATCGGGCCGATGATGCCGTCGTCGGCGATCAGGTTGGGCGGATCGACGGATTTCTCGACGCCGCGGATCTGCGTGCGCATGGCGCGCTGCAGCATCTTCACGTCGGCCAGCGCCTTAATGCCCGGGCCGCGGCCGTAGACCTCGCCGGCGCGCACCTGCCAGCGCGGCACGATGTAGGGCAGCTCCTCGAAGCCGTTGCGCTCGACGATGCATTTGCCCTTGGTGCTCAGCCAGAAGCTGGCGAAGGGCTTGCGGCCGTAGAGCCCGCGCGGCGCGAGCCGCGCCGGCAGCTCGTCGGCCGGCCAGACGCAGTGCCAGAACTCGAGCAGATCCTCCGGCTTCTTCTCGGCGTGCGCGTGCAGCTCGGCCGGCAGGCCTGACTTGAACTTCTGCACCGCCTGGCGCGCGGTCATCGACGGGTTGCGGAACACCGTGTCGATGCGACCGTCCTGGCCCTCGGCCAGGTAGAGCTCGGCCAGCGGCCGCGCCTGGATCAGCGGCGCGCGCGCCGGCCGCTCGGCGACGTAGAGGCCCGAGGTGCCAAAATCCACCAGCTCGCCGAGCCAGCTCTCGGCATGGCTGGAGAAGCTGGTGTCGGGCGACTGCAGCAGCGCGGCGATGTCCTTCACCGCCATCTCCAGCCAGGCCATCACGTCGCCATCGCGGCGCAGCAGGTCATCGACAGGCTTCAGGCCGAAGAACTTGGTGGCGGGGTTCATCACCCGGCCGTAGATCGCGTTGACCAGGATGTCGGAGGCGCCCTCGCCGGAGCTGTCGAGGATCTCCTGGCGGTTCTTCGTGCCGGGCTGATCCTGGCCGAGCGGGCCCGAGGTTGCCTTCTGCGCGATCGGGCGGATGAAGCGCTGCACCTCGTCGAGGTGCGAATTGACGACGTTCTTGCGCGACTTCAGCTCCTCGGCCCGGGCAAGCAGCCAGCGCACGAGCTCGTCCTCGTCGCGTCGTTCCGCCTTCCCATCCGCGTCAGCCATGGAGACGGACTTTCAACCCGCCGCCCCCCGGGCCGTCCAGAACTAAAACCGGAAGTGTTTTAGTCCTTGGGCGTGTCCGTCATGCCGCGCACCAGGGCGCGGGTGAGGCTTTGCACCATCGCCCAGGAGAACCCGGCGGCCGCGGCGACGCCGGTCACCGTGACGCCGCTCGCGATCACCAGCTGCAGCACGCCGGCAGTGGCGATGCTGATGACGTGATCCACCGCCACCGCAAGCCCGGACGCCGCCGCGAGCACCAGGGCGCCAGGCGTGCCGATCGGACCCGATACCTGCACCGCCAGGCCAGGCGCCGCGGCCAGCGTCAGCGCGCCGGGCGTGACGAGCGTGAGCGTGGTGCCGCCGCTGGTGACTTGCCGCTGAGCCGCGCCAATATCGACGTAGCTGCGATTGGCGCCACTGCCCCCGCTGCCGCGCTGGACGGCGCCGATGTCAACGTAGGATCGCGTGCCCATGGGTCAGGGAGCGTTGCCGATGTTGAAATCGGGGAAGCCGAGGCCCTGCGTCACGCCGGAGCTTTGGGTGAAATCGCCGGCGGCCGCGTTGGCGTAGCCGGGATCGTAGGTCTGGTTATCTTCGCCCGCGCCAGTCGTGGAGATCGTGCCTGAGCCGTTCGCCAGCAGCCCGGTGCCGAAGTTGTTGTTCCTGATCTGGGCGATGCTGGCGGCGATCAGAGTGGCACCGTCAAGGTCAACGCCCCATCCGGTGTTTCCAGTCACGTTGTTGTTGAGCAAAGCGCCCTGGGCCAAAGGAACGGCAAGAACACCGATCTTGATCCCCGCGCCGCCGTTTCCGTGACTGGTGTTGTTCTTGATCGCCCACGCCTGCTGACCGCTGCCGGAGACCAGTTCGATCCCATGGCTGGTGTTGCCATAAGCGATGCAGTTTTCAACCCGCGGTCCCATGGCATTGGCCGTGGCTGCGCCTGTCTGGATACCAACTGTGCAGCCACGCGCAACGCAGGCAACGATTACACCCCTGGAGCTGCCAATGATGCCTTCGTTTGTGCAATCGACGGCTTCGCAGCCTTCGATCCAACTGCCGCTTCCCGGGTTCGCCAGGGTCCGCAGCTTGTTCGTGCCGTTGGATTTGAGGTTGATGCAGCGGTTCGAGCCGGCCCCGCCGAACTCAGCTCCTACACCATAGGCATTGGTCTTGGTCGCGTTCGAGCATTCGAGCTCCAGATCGCGGGTCTCGATGAGCGATGAGTTGCTGATGTGGATCACGCGCGCGTTCGCCGTCTGCGTGATCTTCGCCCTGGTCGTGAAGCCGGGCTTGGTGCCGATGACGATATGCCCGTCCGTGGTGTTGCCGCTGCGGTTCATCGTCCACTGCGACGAAATGCTGTCGGTGGAGCCATCGACGTAATAGAGCTTCCAGCCCGGCAGGGCGTCGCCGCCACCGGTCTGATTGCCGAGCTTGCGGCTCGCCGTGGTGCCGATGCCGGCGCGCTTGCCGCCGATCGCCCAGCTCTTGCCGCTCTGCGAAGCGCCAAAAGCGTTCGCCACCGTCACGGTGAAAGCCACCGGGTCTTTGTTGGTGATCTTGCTGAAGTTCCGCGCGCCGGCCGTCGCGTCGGCGAGATAAATGACGTGGCTGCCGTCCGTCGCAACGTTGGTCAGATCGGGCGAGCCGTCGAGCGTGACGATAAGCCCGGTGCCATCGGTACTAGCATTCGAGCCGGTGAGCACGCTGCCTGCAGTCGTGCCATCGCCAGGCCCGGCGCCCGAATGAGCGTCGTTGCCGGCAGCAGGATCGAAGATGATCGCAGGGAAGGCCACGGCTTACCCCAGCGCCGGCCGCACACACCCCTGTTGCACCACAGCCCAATCGGCATGGCCCTCGATGAAGGCAATGGCGGCGGTGATGAATGCATTGTAGGCGAGCACGTCGGCCGGCGTCAGCAGATAGGGAGGGCCATCGCTGCGCTGGTCCGTCCAGGTCGCGTTCTGCGGCGGATCCAGCGCATCATACACGTCGTCGATCGCCGCCTTATCGTCCTTCATCGCGAGAAGGACGGCGCGCAACTGCTCGGCGCGCACGCGGACGCGCTCGTTCACGAACTGCTGCACCTGTTGGTCGCTGGCCGCCATGGCAACTTCCTCCTACTGCAGCTCGAACAGGCCGTTCGGCGTCTGCAGCGCGACGTCGAAGCCGGCCGGCGCCGAGGCATCGCCGCCGAGGTCGAACAGCGCCAGCAGCTCGGTGTCGGTGTCGTTGGTGCGGCCGGTGTAGTCGACCAGCGCGTACTTGCCGAAGGTGAGCGTGCCGCCGCTGGCGGTCTGGTTGATGTCGTCGCAGTCGAAGCGGCCGTTGTTGCCGCTGAGCGCCCAGCTCTCGCCGGTGAGCGCCTTGCGCGTCGCGCCGTTGGTGGTGACCTCCGAGGCCGCGATGTCGTCGAGGAAGTCGTGCGCCTGGTTGAACGCCAGCGCCGTCGGCATCGGCACCATGCGCAGGTCGGCGGTGTTCAGGTTGAGCGCGCCGTCGCCGAGATAGTCCTTGGCGCTCTTGTAGAACTGGACGGTCACCGCCATGGCTCAGAGCCCCGCGAAGTCGGCCTTGAGGGAGGTCAGGTGCTGCTCGAGCTCGGCCTCCATCCTGCGCTGCTTGCGCACCATGGTCAGCGCCGCCGCGGCGCCCTGCTTGCGCTCGATGCGCGCCACCTTGGCCGGCCACAGCTCCAAGAGCTCGCGCAGCCGCTTCACCCGCGCCATGCGGCGGTCGATCGACGGCATGGTGTTCGCCGGCACGATCGCGACCTTCGCCGGCACCGGCACCGGCTGGGCCGGGCCCACCTTGCGGAACAGCCGGGCGAGGTGGGCAAACATCAGATCTGCGCCAGGCGCAGCAGGCCGGCGGTGGCGCTGGTGAAGGCGGTGCATTTCAGCTTGAACAGCGCGGCGGGATCGTAGTTCTCGCCGACCTTCACCGTCTGCTCGGTGTAGCTCTCCACCGTGTACCAGGTGACGCCGCCATCGACGGAGATCTGCAGCGCGACGGTGGCGTCCAGCGCGTCGTCGCTGTCCACCGCCATGATGTTGAACTTGCCGATCAGGGCGACGGCCGCGGTCTCGTCGTTCTGCGCGGTGAAGACCTTGGACGCGAGCGCCTTCGGGGTGGTGCCGGGCATGTCCTAGCCTCCGAGCAGGGTCTTGCGGCCGAGCGTGGGCTGCGAGGTGTCGCCCATGGCGCCGGTCAGGATGGTGGAGCTGCGCCCCTTCACCTTGCGGGCGAGCTCGAGCTCGCGCTCGCGCGCCGAGGCGACCGCCGGATCCTCGCGCGTCACCGGCGCCGGCGCCGGCGCGGTGTCGGCCGGCGGCGGCGGCGCGGGCGGCGGCGCCGGGATGGTGATGATCTGCGTCGGCTGCGGCCGCGGCGAGGAGAACATCTGCGTCATCTCGCTCAGCCTCCGAGCAGCGTGGCGCGCGCCGCCGGCAGGGCGCGCGGGTTGATCAGTCCGGCATAGCGGGCGCGGAACGCGTCGACGACGCTGCCGCCGCCGCCGTCGTTGGTCTCGGCCAGGTCGCGCTTGACCTCGGCCGGCAGGCTCTGGCTGGCGGCCGGTTGCGCCGGGGCCGGCGGCGCGGCGCGCAGGCGATCGAGGCTCGCGCGCGCCGGCGCGGTCTGCGCCGCGGCGAAGGCGGAGACGACGGCACTGCGGGTGGTTTGCGCGTGCATGGCGAAGGCTTCCTCCGCCGCCGCCGATGTGTCCACAACAGAAACCGGAAGTGTTTTCGCGGCCGCCGCCTCGCGGGCGAGCGCCAGCCGCATGCCGCGCTCGCTGGCGCCGAGCTGGTGCTCGATCACCTTCCACAGCACGCCGGCGGCGCGCAGCGCGCGCACCGCCTGCGTGTCGATCTCCGGCTTGGGACCGCGCAGGCCCATCAGCGCTTGCGCTTGGTTGCGGCAGGCTTCACGGCGGTCGCCTGCTCGAGGATAAGCCCCTCCAGGTGCTTGATCCGCTCGGCCTGCTTGGCGATCAGCTCATCGCCGGCGCGGGCGTGCTTCTCGACCTCCAGCAGCTTTTCGCGCGTCCGCCAGTGCGCGTTGCGCTCGGCTTCCATGTCGGCCGAGCGCTCGATCGCCAGGCGCTGCGTCTCGAGCAGCTGCCTGTGCCATGCCTCGGCGATGTGCATTTGCCGATAGCAGCGCCGCTCCCAATCCACGGAGACGGTCATTGCCTCGCCGCCTGGCGCGCGCTTCGCATCGTCCTGATCCTGGTTCTGCATGTTCGTCCTCCTCCTGAAGCGTCAATCCATCTCCGCCGTCGCCGGGCGCGCGCGGTTCTCGGTGCGGCGCTTGCGGCCGGTGAGCTCGACGTGCACGCCCAAGCCCAACACCGCGTATTGCAGGGCGTCGTGCGGGTGGCTGTACTCGTTCTTCTCCGGGGTGTCGTCGTAGGCGGCGCTGCCCGGCACCTTCCTGCGGCGGAAGCGGTAGCCGCTGTTGAAGCCCTTGCGCAGCACCTTGCATTTCGGGCTCAAGAGCAGCATCGGCGCGCCCTCGATCACCTTCTGCAGCTGGGTGCGCACCGCCTCGAGGCGGAGCTCGATCTCGTTGTTGCCGGGCGCGGCGCGCACCCGCGCCTTGATCTCGTGCCCGACGATCTGCGCCCAGGCGCGTTCATCCTGGTCGCCGGCGATGTGGCTCGCCGGGTCGCTGAACAGCTTGAACTCGAAGCCCTTGAACTTCTCCGCCAGCAGGCGGGCGATGCGCTCGCCGAAGCGCTTGGCGCCCATGTCGCTCTCGACCAGCTCGTCGAGCACGCGGATCTGGCCGTTCGGCATCTCCTGCAGCACGACGGCCGAGGGCGTGCGGCCGGCATCCATGCCCAGCGTGAGCGGCAGGCCCTTCACCGGGAGCAGCTCCTGGCTGGCGACGTGGATGGCGTCGCTGAAATCGCTGTAGACCGGCTTGCCCTCGCGGCTGTAGCCGAACTCGTTCTTGATGAAGCGGCGGACGTACCACTCGTCCTTGCCGGCCATCTGGCGCTGGTAGTAGCCGGCCACCAGGTTGGCCAGGTTCTCGGCGTTGGCGGCGAGGCCGGAGGGCTGGCGGAAGAAGCGCCAGCCCTCCGGCAGCTCCTCGACGAATTTCTTGTAGACGTAGTTCTCGTCGTCGGGCGCGTTGAGATCGCCGGTGACGCCGTACCAGGTGGCGCCGCCATGCACCGCGCCCGGGTAGCGGCCGACGCGGCCGGTGCAGTAGTCGAGCACCTCGGGCGGCAGTAGGTCCATCTCGTTGAGGTAGAACTGGGTCGCCTCCTTGCCGCGCAGCACGTCCTCGACGCGGTGCTCGCCGATCGCCAGGAACTCCGCCTCGAAGTGCACGCGGCCGAGGCCTTTCACCTCGAACTCGATCTCATGGCTCGGGGGCGAGGCGGCGTTCCACTTGCCCATGGTCGGCGGGAACCACTGCTGCCAGCTAGGGATCGTGGTCGACCACAGGTTCGGATAGGTGTCGCGCACTGCGACGAAGCGATAGCGGCGCACGCCGTCGATCGGCGAGGGCGCCTGGCGCATCGCGCGGTAGACCGGATCGACCATGCACACGCTGGTCTTGCCGCTGCCGATCGGCCCCATGATCGCGCGCACGAAGGCGTTCGACTGCAGGAACCCCGCCCCGACCGGGCCGGGCGGCTTGTAGCGCAGCTCGAGCGCGCTCATCGGCTGCGCCCCGCAGCCGAGACGTCTCGGCTGCGCAATGATCGCCCAGCCCCGCGGCAAGGGTCGGGAATTTTTCGGTGCCGCCCCCGGCCCGCGATCGCGTCAATCTGACTTCCGCGGCAAAAATTGCGCGGGCCTGGGGGGCAGGCAGGGCGGGTGCGGCCGCGGGGGGGCCCCCCGGGGGTCGCGATAGGGGGGTGGGTCGGCGCCGCGCCGGCTGATCGGCGATCAGCGGCGGAAGCGGAAAAGCCCTTTGGTTTCCAAGTGCTGGGGAACATGCGCTGTCTCACTCGCCTTCGCCGGGGACGATTTCCCCAATGATTTCAATGGTGCCGTCCTCGGCCAGCGCCTGGTCGGCTTTCGGCGCCTCGAGCACCAGGTGCACGACCTTGCCGTCCAGGTTGATGGCGATCGGCCGCCGCTCGGCGACGTAGGGCAGCACCGCCGTCGCCGCGTGGCGCTTCTCCTGCAGCGCCTCGAGCGGCGTGCAGCCGAACTCGGCCGCCAGGTCGAACGGATTGGCCTCGGCGATCTCGAGCAGCACCTCGCGCGGATCCCGGTGCTTGCCGAGCAGCCAGGCCACCGTGCGCTCCGTCCGCTTGTTGCGCGCGCCAGGCGGCCGGCCCCGCCCGCGCCGCGCGCCCTGCATGACGCGGCCGAGCTCGGTCTGCGCCGGCTCGAACAGGCCGAGCTGCTCCGGCTCCTCGTCGCCGAGCTGGTCGAGCGCGACCTGCAGCGCTGCCCGCTCGCCACTCACCGAATATCACCCCAATAAACAAAGGCCTGTAACGGTGCGTTACGGCACCGTCGCAGCAAGATCGGGAGACAAAGGCCTGAACTCATTACCTATTCCTCTGTCTGTAACGATTGCGACACTTGCGACACCACATCGCCCTCCGCATGCGCGCGCGCGTGCGCGTTACGCGAGGCCGTCTAGCGTCGCAACTGTCGCAGGTCGTGTAAGGCCTTGGCCGGCCTAGGCAATCGCTGCCACATCAGGTGTCGCAGCGGTGTCGCAAGCGTCGCACCCCCTGACCCAATACGGCACACAAGCCCGCGCCGCTGCGGCTTGCTCGATGCCCATGGGTCGGGGCGCCGGGCCGGCCGAGGGTATGGACGCGTGCTGAGCGGCATCGTCGGTCCGGCGGTTAGAGGATGAAGCGGCCGCGCGCTGGCGCGCGCGACAGTGGTTTGCCAGTGGCGGCTTCGCCGCCGCAGCGGCCTGGCCCGCGTGCCATCGGCCGGCTCACGCCTGCGCCTCGCCATGCTCGGCCCGCGATCCGAGCATACGGTCGATCGGCACCAGCGTGGCCCGCGCGGAAACGCCGGCGAAGCGCAGCGGGCTGGCGGGCAGGATGTGCCCCGGCACGCGCCGCAAGGCCTGCACCCACACGCCGATCGCGCCCGATCGCCCGGCCCAATGGGTGCCGGCGAACAGCACGGCCAGGCCCTGGTGGTTGTTCGCCACCGCGACGTAGGCCTTGCCATCGTCCCAGGTCACCACCTTGACGCCGAAGGCGCCGAGCGTCTTCTGCGCGCCGGCGGTGTCGGTCGCATCCTCCGGCGTCTCGCGCAGCCCCGCGGCCTCGGCGATCACCGTGCCCAGCGTCTGGCGCAAGCCGCCGCGGAACGCGTCGATCGGCACCGAGCGCAGGTGCTCGAGGCATCGCTCATGGTCCGGCGCGTCGTCGCTCACCTCGTGCAGGCCGCCGAGCGCCAGGCGCTCCGCCCAGTTGGCGAGCTCGTCGCCGTCCGGCTCCGACCAGTCGTTTAGCGCCAGGTCGGCGCAGGCGAGCAGCGTGCCCCACTGGTCGGCCTGGCGCCCGCTATGCCCGCCCTTGGCCAGCGCCTGGCGGAACAGCTCGAGCGTGCGGCCGTAGCGCGGCCACTGGTCGAGCAGGCGCCGGCGCAATTCGCGGCCCATCTTCTGAACGTCGGCCGGCACCAGCGATGGCGGCGTGGTGCCGCGGCCCAAGGGGTCGAGCTCGAGGATCGCCATGCGCTGCCGATCGGCCGAGCGCAGCGGCGGGATCAGGATCGAGGTGAACAGAAAGCAGTTGCGCGCCGAGAACTCGGTCGCGCCATGGTCGGATCCGCCGCGCAGGATCACGCCGCCCGACGCCGCAAGCCGCGCCAGCTTGATCACCGCCTGCTGCTTGCGGTCGTCGGCATCCGCCTCGAGCTCGTCCACCGCAACCGGCTGCGAGCTCTGCTTCACCGACTGCCACAGGCCCGCGGCCGAGGTATCGACCACGTCGAGCAAGCCCTGCGGCGCGCCGAGGATCTCCTTCAGCCAGTCATGCAACGTCGATTTGCCGGTGCCGGCATCGCCGGTGGTCCACACCATCGGCCGCCACTTGAGCGCCGCGCCGAGCATGCCGGCGACCGTCCAGCCTAGGAGCAGATGCGCGTCGCACTCCCGCCGCCAGTTCCAGGTGCCGAACACGCGCAGCAGCTTGGCGCCCGGCCCATCCTCGCCGCCCTCGACGCGTTGCTCGGCCGGCCTGGGTGCGGGCGCGGCCGCCGGATAGACGAAGCGACCGAGCTGCCCCGGCTGCCGCGGCACCGGGTCGCCGGCGATCGGCGGCAGGCTGGTCGCCGGCGGCGCCGAGCGGTAGATCGCATCGCCGCAATGCAGCACCAGCTCGCCGAGCTCGCCGAGCCAGCCGCCGGTGCCGCGCACCCGGTTGACCACGTCCCAGATCCCGGCGCGCGCGCAGGCGCCCATCAGCGTCTCGGCCACCAGCTCCGGCCGCCAGCCGACGATCGCCCGCTCGCCGCCGCGGCTCTCCTTGCCGAGCCTGGGCCAGAACCGATACAGCAGCGCCTCGTTGCCGCACATCAAGCCGAGCAGATGCAACCGCCCATGCTCCTGCGCGGTCAGCGGCTCGAGCTCGCGCATGGCGTTGAGGTACCAGTAGGTCTTGCCGCTCTTGCCGAGGGGCTGCACCGGGAACGCCGGCGGCAGGCCTTCGCCGCTCCAGCCGCCGCCATCGCCGCCGTGCCGATCGTCGGCATCGTCCTCGAAGCGCGGCGCGATCTCCTCGCGGCCCTCCACGACCAGGCGCACGACGTTGTCGCTCGGCTCGGTCATGCCGCCGCCCCGCGCGCGCCGAGCCGCGCGATCGCCGCACGGCCGATGAACTCGGCATAGGCCGGCGGGATGGCGTTCTTGATCTCGCGGCCGATCATCCAGTCGATGCCCATGGCGTCGCGCCATTGAGCGATCAGCCCGTGCGGCATCCGCCGGCCTCGGCCGTCCTTCATTCGCCACGATGTGCCGCCTGGTCGCCCTACCACGGTCACCGAGCCAGGCCGGCTGATCGGCCCGAACCTGCGGTTGGGCGGCGGAGCGAGGCAGAAGAAGTTCAGCTCGAAGTGCCGTCTGCGATGCGTGTTGAGGCCGAACATGTCGCCGTCGAGCACCAGATCCGGACGCACCGGCGACCTGGCGATGTTCTCGATGCACCACAGCCGCGCGCGCTTGAGCAGCTGCCGCGTCGGCTCCAGCAGATCGCCCGGCTTCAGCTTGCTCTGGGGGATGTACTCCTGGCACGGCGGCGACGCCCACACGAAGTCGAAGCGCGCCAGGTCGAACGGCGGGTTGAGCGCGTCAGCCTGCACGAAGCGCCCCCCCCTGTGCCGCGGCTGCGGCCGGATATCGACGCCGATCACCTCGAAGCCGGCGCGCTCGAGCCCGACGGAGACGCCGCCGGCGCCGCAGAACAGGTCGAGCGCGAGCGGCCGGCTCACTCCAGCACCCCCGCGCGGCGGGCGACCAGCAGGGCGAACTGCGCGTCGGCGGCCGAGGGCTCGCCGCGCAGCGCCACGCCGCGCGCGATGCAGGCCGCGGCGGCGAGCCGGCCGCGCTGGTAGTTGAGCTGCTCGGTGACGCCGGCCGCCTCGTACTCGGTGCGCGGCGGCCGTCGCCACGTGCCGTCGATCAACCCCTCGATCAGCGCGCGCCGCGCCGCCTCCGGCGCCAGGTGCCAGACGCTGTCCGGCTCAATCACGCGCGCCGTGCTCATGCCGCCGCTCCTCCGCGAATGAGATCGTTGACGTCCTTCACCTCGGCCGGCGGCTTCGCCACGAACACCCGCCGCCGGTCGGCCAGGAACCGGCGCACCGCGCGGTCGAGCGCGGCGATCGCCTCGGGCTCCTTGTCGTTCTGCGCCACGATGGTGACGCGCTCGATCTGCGCCGGCAGGTGGATCGCCGCGAGATTGCCGAGGCTCACCGCCGCGACCACGCGATGCAGCGGGCAGGCGATCGCCACCGTGAGCGCGTCCTCGATGCCCTCGGTGATGAACAGCTCGGATCCGGCCGGCGCCTCGCGCAGGCTCTTGCCGCTCGCGCCGCGCCAGATCGGGATCAGCCCGCCGGCATAGGGGCCGAAGGTCTTCTTCGGCTCGGCGACGCGCGCCTTGCGCCAGGCGCCGTCATAGTGCTCGAGCCAGGTGCGATGCACCGTGAGCTGCGGCCCCTCCGGCGAGTTCACCGCGGCGATCAGCGCCGGGAACCGCTCCTCGAGCTTCACCTCGCCGGTCGCCTTGTCCCATTCGATGTACTTGAGCGCCGGGTGGAAGCGCAGCGCGCGCGGCTGCCGGCCGAGCCGGCCGAGGTCGAGCCCGCGCGCCTTGAGGTAGAGATCCGCCGGCGTGCCCTTGAGGCTCGACTGCGCGCCGACGAACAGCGCGAAGGCGGCGCGGCGCTTCCTCTCGCGCTCGGCCCGGTCGGCGCGCTGCGCCGCGGCGGCGTTCGCTGCCGCCTCGGCCCGCGCGCGCTCGAGCGTCAACGGGTCGGCCTGGTCGAGGCCGAGCCAGGCGCGCGCCCATTTCACCGCCGCCTTCTTGTCGCCGTTGGTGGCGAGATAGGCGACCAGGTCGAGCGCATCGCCGGCCCGATCGGCGGCGAAATGCTTCCACACGCCGGCGCGGGCGCCGACCAGGTGCACCCGCATGCTGTCGCCGAGCCCGCCGTCCTTGCGCCGCGCCTCGATCCACTCGGCGCCCTCGCGATGCCCCGCCGGCAGCAGCCGCTGGCACAGCGCCACGACGCGATCGGCCAGCATCTGCACGAGCTGGTCGAGCGGGATGGCGGGACGGGGCGCGGTCATTGGATGACGACCCGACCCGCGAGCAAAAGGCAGAGGAAGTAACCGAACCCGACGATCGACAGCCAGAGCACCGCCGCCGCCAAGACGCAGAACGGCACCACGATAACCCATGTCATCAATCGGCCGGCGAGATCCTCGCGCAGGCGCGCGCCATAGGTGTCGTTGGTGCAGAGGTCGCGCAGGTATCTCGCGATCGCGATCATGCCGCACCCCGCATCGCCGGCGTCGCCACGCGCTCGGTCTCGAACCAGCCGCGATCGGTGCGGCGCCAGCATTCGCCGGTCTTCAGGTGATAGACCCGCGCCGCGCCGGGCCGGTGCTTGAAGGTCGGGTCGCGGTCGATCACGTTCATCGCCGCCGGCCGGTTCGGCTTGCGCCCGAGCTCCACCCCGTTGCGCTCGCAGATCCAGTACGGCGCCGCGGCCATAGCTATGCGGCCCCGACCAGGCCGAGGCGCAGCGCCGCCACGTCGGCCGGCGCGCCCTCGATCTCCCAATGCTCGCCTTCGCCGATCACCAGCCGCGCGATCACGCTCATAGGGCACCTCTGCTAGGCTTGGTCGGGCAGGGGAGGACAGGGATGGCCGAGCGCGAACCGGTGACGCCGGAGGATTTCGACGACCTGGCCGGGCGCATCGTCGCGCTGCAGGCGCTGGTGAACGCGCTCATCCTGGCGCACCCCGACGGCGCCGCCATGCCGGCAACCGTGCGATCAGCCGAGCAAGGCGTGCTTGCCAAGTTCGAGGCGATGGCTGTGAGCGAAGCGTTCCTTGCTGCGGCACGTGAGGTGCTTGATGGCGCGCGACCAGCCGCCGAAGCCGCGGCGGCAAGGTCAACCCAGCGGCGATGACGCGCGCGTCGCTCATGCCGCCTCGCTTTCCGCCAGAGCCACCGCAACCGGCGGCGCGGCCGCGGGGACCGCGCCGCCGGCCGAGCCGCCACCCCCAGCCGCGGCCAGGGGCTCAGCCCCCCCAAGCGCTCGCTCAGGCAGCTCGAGAAAATCGTTGGGCTGCACCTGCTCGCCCGACCACAGCAGGATGCGATGCAGCAGGCGGGTGCGCGGCTGGCGCCGGCCAAGCTCGATCTTCGCCAGGGCCGCCTGGCTGATCTGCAGCTCGCGCGCCGCCTCGGCCTGGGTCTTCCCCTGGCGGATGCGGAATTCACGTAGCCGCATCAACGGCTAGTCCAATTTGTCATCACGATCTGGTGGCCCCTCAGCCTAGCCATACGAGATGTGGTAGTGCGTTTTAGTCCTATGCGGATTACAATGTCAAGGTGTTACCGGCCATTAACGATGGAGGGTTTCAGGCCGGACGCGCCTATGCAGTTCGCATGGGTCGTCCGCTCTCGACGCCGAAGCCAGGCATCAAATACCCTAACCGCCTGCGGGAGCTGCGCTCGCTGCGCGGCCTGTCGCAGGAGGAGCTCGCCGCACAGGTCGGCATCAGCCAGACCGAGGTCGGCAAGCTGGAAACCGGCAAGCACCAGCTGAAGGTCGAGCAGCTCAAGCGGTTCGCCGGCGCGCTGGAGGTTCCAACGGGGGCGATCTTGGGCGAGCAGGACATGCCAATCCCGATCCGCTACCGCATCGCCGCCTTCGGCGGACCGGTGGACAGCGACGAGCTCGAGCCGCGGAAGCCGCTCGGCTACATGCGCCCCGCCCGCCCGGTGGCCGAGCCGGAGCAGTGCTTCGGCGCGCTGGTCGCCGACGACAGCGCCGACTTGATCTATCCGCCGGGCACCGTGCTGATGGCGCGCCGCACCGAGCATCTCGGCGGCGAGCTGCCGGTTGACGGCCGCACCAAGTTCATCGTCAAGATCTTCTCAACGAACCTGGCGGCCGGTGACCTGCAGGAGATCCTGGTCGGTCTGCTCGACCAGGCGGTCGATGGCTCCTTGACGCTGGTCACCCGCACGCGCAACCGGCACATCCGCCACGGCGTGGCGCTGCGCCGGCCCATGGTGTCTGCCGACTTTCACGAGATCCAGCAGGACCTGGCGCCGCGCGACCGGCCGGTGCAATACCGCTCCGACGCCGCCGATCTCGGCCTTATCCTGGGCCGGGTCGAACGGGCGGAGCGGCCGGAATAGGCAGGACGAGCCCGGCGGTTACGAGCATGCCGCGCACATGCGCGACGATCGTCGGCGGCGCAGCGTCGGCCAGCACGTTGCGGGCGCCAGTGAGCTGCGCAACCATGATCGCGGCGAGCATGTCCGCGATCTCCTCTCGGCTCAGACCGGGTTCACCAGCATCCGCCCTTCGCTCGACCACCGCGCCGATCGCAGCCAGAACTGGCTCGGTGAACTTCCAGCTGTCGACCCCGTGCCGGGCGATCGCCCGCTTGAGCAGCAGCTTGCCGCTCGGCGCGTCGGGGTTGCTCCGGATCACGCCGTGGCGGCGAAGGATGTTCAGCACGTGTTGTGCGGGCGGGTCTTCCATCGACAGCCTGCCCAGCGCGTGTGCCACCCAGCTCGCGGTGACGTCGAGACCCGTGGTTAGCTGGCCGCGCCAGCTTCCATTGCTCAGCTCGGCGACAAGCTTCTCCGAGCGCACAGCTTCGTCCGCAAGTTCCTGCAGGCATGGGCGTGGCAAGCGGATGTCGTAGCTCATCAGCGCCCGCTCGAGGTAAACGCGCGTTGTCGTGCTCAACGGAGTGACGGCATAAGCAAGCAGGCCGGCAAGAAACCGGATCACCGGCGCCTCCCGCGCTTCTCCGCCAGCCCGGCCGCCACCATGGTGTGGCCGAGATCCCGCTCGCCGATCGAGCAGCGCGCCACCATGCGGGCATAGCGGTCGCGGGCGCGGGCTTCGCACACCACCAGCTGCTCGACGACCAATGCCTTGAGCGCGGCGGTGGCCTCGCTGCCGCCCGGCTCGCCACGCTCGGGGGCATGCGCGTTCTGCAATCGCACGCGCTGCTTGCCGATCAGCAGCGTGTCGCCGTCGATCACCCGGGCCGGGCCGCTGATGGTGTCCGCGGCCGCCGCGGCGGACAGCAGCAGCCCGGCGGCAACCGTCAATGCGCGCATTTGCCCAATCCTCGCGGCGTGCAACTGCTTGTCCCAAATCGAATTTCGCCTGTTACACATTCGGGACATCAACCGGCGCATAAATGTGGCTTGCTGTTTCAGTCCGAAATGGATTAGGATGCGCCCCGCTCACCCCTGGCTGGGGGAGGGGCCGAGACGCCGGGCCGCGACAGTGCCCGACAAGACCCCGGGCCGGCGGTTCGCGCGGCGAGCTCGCGAGACCCCCCGCGGCAGTGCTGCCCTGCCGCCGGCCCTCAACGGTCCCGCTGTTGCTGGCGGGCCAGGGGTTCACACATGAGCCTGCTCGTCGTGATCGGGCACACCCACCAGGCGCGCCGCCGCCGGCTGGTGCGCCTGCGAAACCGCGTCCGGTTCTACCTGCTGCCGACCCTCGGCGGCCTGCTCGGCGCCGGCCTCGTCGCGCTCGGCTACGCCTGGGCGCTCGACGCGATCGACTGGTTTCGGCCGTGAAGCCGCGCCAGGCGCCCCAGGGCGATGCGCTGCAGCAGCGCATCAACCACCTCTGCGGCCGGGTGTCGCACCTGCGCGGCAGCATCCGCCACCTGATCGGCCACATCCGGCGCTGGCAGCGCAGCCTGACGCTGCCCGCCTCCGGCAGCACGCTCGACCCCTGGCTGCGCCAGCGCGCCAGGCAGCGGATCGAGCGCGATCTCGCCACCCTGCGCAGCCACCGCGCCCGCTACCGCCGCGACTGGCGCGAGCTCCTCGACCTGCGCGCGCTGCGCGCCCAGCTGCGTGTCGCCAGTCGAGACGTCTCGACTGGCCAAGAGGCGGCGGCATGAGCGCCTTTCCGCTCACGCCCGAGCAGCTCGCCGACACCCTCCGCGCGATGCCGGAGGATTTCGAGCTGCACCCGCTCCACGCCTGCCTCTGCCCGATCGCCTGTGCATTGCGCGAGCGTGGCCATGTCGATGTCCGCGTGCATTCCGAGATCGCCGAGTTCGACGGGGACGCGGTCTTTCCTGCCGAACTGGGCGCAATCCTATGTCGACCAGGTCGACGGCATCCGCGGCACGATCTCGCCCCTCGAGGCGCTGCGCCTGCTGGAGCAGGTGCTGGCATGAAGCCGCGCACCCTCGCCGCGCTCGAGGACGCGGCGCTGCCGTCGGGCCTGTGGCGCGGCCACAACGGCCGCTGGCACGGCAACGCCGGGCCGCACCACGCCAACGCCGTGATGGCGCTGGTCGGCGCCGGCTACCTCGCCATCGTGCCCGCCGGCGACCGCGCGGGCATCACCGCCGCGGGCCTCGCCGCGCTGGCCGAGTTCCATGGGCCCGACCCGCTCACGCCCGCCGAGGCGCTGACGATGCTCGCCGAGGTGCCGGCATCATGACGCGCACGCAGCGCCTGTGGATGCACCGGGCTTACATGGCTGGCGGCCTGGAAAGGACGCGCTTCGGGCTGTGGCGGCCCTGCGGCATTTCGTTCGGCGAGGGCTGTGCCCCGCGCACCGTCGAGACCTTGGCGCGCGCCGGCCTGGTCACCCTCGATCACGAAGTCGCCAGCAAGGCGAAGCGGGCGTGGCCGACCGTCGAAGGCGTTCACGCCGCGCGACGGATCGAGCGTGAGGGCTGGCTGTGAAGCCGCGCACCCTCGCCGCGCTCGAGGACGCGGCGCTGCCGTCGGGCCTGTGGCGCGGCCACAACGGCCGCTGGCACGGCAACGCCGGGCCGCACCACGCCAACGCCGTGATGGCGCTGGTCGGCGCCGGCTACCTCGCCATCGTGCCCGCCGGCGACCGCGCCGGCATCACCGCCGCGGGGCTCGCCGAGCTCGCGCGCCATCACGGCCTCGGCGTGCTCGAGCAGCAGAAGGCGCCGGCGCATGGCTGAGGTGGTCGCCTTCCGCCACGCCAACGGCGTCGCCGAGTTCACCTGCCAGAGCTGCGGTTTCGACATGATGGTGTTCCAGCTGCCGGATCCCGCGCCGCTCTGCCTCACCTGCCGCTTCATCGAAACCGAGGTGCCGGCCGAGGACCGCGAAGCGGTGCGCGCCTACCTGCGCAAGGCGAAGCCATGATCGCCGAGTGGGAGGCGCGCTCGATCGCCGCCGCGCACGGCTTCACGCTGGCGGAGTTCAAGGAGCTCGACGCCCGCACCGCCGAGGCCTGGCTGCATCGCCGCAAGCGCCGCGTGCAGCTAGCCGCCGTCGATCCCGCCAGCTTCCGCGCGCTCGTCGCCGCCATCGCCAAGGAGCCGGACATCCTATGAGCACCGAAGCCGAGCAGCTCGACGCGCTGAAAGACTTGGCGCTCGATCAGACCGACCGCCTCACAGTCACGTTCACGCGCTGGCAGTGGTGGCTGATCTTCTCCAACCTGCAACTTGCCCTGCGCCACCCGCACAACAAGGGCGCCGGGGCCGTCACTGCCCGGCAGATCGCCACGGCGATCCAGTACGAGATTGCGCCGGCCGGCTCGCCGCTCGGCGACCTGGCCGAGCGCGGATGGAGCGGCGAGTGAACTACACCGTCAAGGACCTGGCGCCGAAGCTGCGCCGCACCTGCGACTGGATCTACAACAACCGCGACCTGCTCGCGGCGAAGGGCTTCCCGGCGCCGTTGCCGCTGCCCGGCCGGCCGATGGTGTGGCCGGCCGACAAGGTCGAGGCCTTCCTGCGCGGCGAGCAGACCGCCCCGCCGCCGGCCGCCGGCGAGGATCCGGAGCTCGTCGCGCGCCGCGAGCGCCGGCGCCAGCGCGCCAAGCAGATCGCCGAACGCCAGCAGGGGGTTGCCAATGACCGATGAGAGCAAGAGCATCGCCGACCATCTCGGCGACAAGATCTACCCGGCCTGCAACATCTTCTCCGTCTACACCTGCGGCAGCAGCGAGCAGCTGCGCAAGGCGATCGCCGAGGTTCAGGCGCTCGGCGTTGACCAGGCGACCGCGCTCAACCTCGCGCTCGGCGCCGTTGCCGGCGTCCTTGCCGAGCTGCTGCATCACTTCGATCCGGCGCAACGCGTCGAGCTGCTTCGCGCCGCCGGCGAGCATGCAATCCGCGCTTCACTGCATCTCGACCGCATCGCCGACCAGGTTGACCCGCCAGCCGCGCCCGGCGTTCACTGACCCCAGCGGGAGGCGGCACATGCGGAACGTGGGGCAGCTCGACCTGAGGTTCCTCAACATCAAGCCCGGGCGCGGCGGCAAGCGCTATTTCTGGAAGCCGACGCCGGCGCTCCAGGCCGCCGGCTGGCGCTCGCAGCGGCTCGACGGCGCGGAGGCCGATCCGGCGGCGCGCGAGCTCGCCGCCTTCCGCGCCTGCGACGCGCGCAACAAGGAGCTCGAGCAGTGGCGCCGCGGCGCCGCGCCCGGCCACGCGCCGGCAAGGCTCAAGGGCGCGCAGCCCGGCACCGTCGCGGCGCTGATATCAGCCTATCGCAAGTCGCGTTTCTTCCGCGACCTGGCGGCGAAGACCCGGCGCGACTACGAGCAGTGCCTGGCGCTGATCGAGGAATGGGCCGGCGAGGATCCGGCGGCGTCGATCGACGCGCAGGACGCCGAGGAATTCTACAGCGAGATGCGCCCGGCCAAGCCGGCCATGGCCGCCGCGGTGATCCGCGTCGCCCGCCTGGTGTGGAACTGGGCGCCGCGCCTGCCCGGCGCGCCGAAGCTCGAGAAGAACCCGTTCGAGAAGCCGGGCATCCGCTCGAACCGGCCGCGGCCGCGCATCTGGTCGCGCCAGGCGGTCGATGCCATGGTCGCCGCGGCCGACGCGCTCGGCTGGCACTCGATCGGCACGGCGATCGTGCTGAACGAATGGCTCGGCCAGCGCGAGGGCGACATTCTCAAGCTGCCGCGCGAGCTCGATCTGGTCGGCGACCTGATCGTCGAGCAGAACAAGACCGGCGCGGTGGCGCCGCTCCCCATCTCCGTCGTGCCGGCGCTGATGGCGCGCCGCGGCGAGGAGATCGCCCGGCAGCTCGGCCGCCAGGCCGCCGCGAAGGTGGCGCCGATCGCGCTGCCGCCGGAGCTGGTGCTGCACGAGCTCACCGGCAAGCCGTGGAACGAGCACACCTTCCGCCACATGCTGGCCGAGCTGCGGTTCTACGCCGTCGTCGCCGCGGCGAACGCCGGCCAGGTCGAGCTCGCCCGCGAGCTCGACACCCTGCAGTTCAAGCACCTGCGCCACACCGCGGTGACCCGCCTGGCCGAGGCCAACGTCAACGTCGAGCGCATCGCCGCGATCACCGGCCACAGCCTTGCGACAGTCAACCAGATCCTGGAGCATTACCTCCTGCGCACCAGGAAGCTCGCCCGCGGCGCCTTCGAGCAGCGCCTGGCGGCGGAAGCGAAGGAGCAGAATTCCTGATGTCAGAACCGGCTTCGCTGACGGCGCTGATCGAGATGCTGGAGAAGGCAACGGGTCCGGCGTATGCCCTCGACTGCGAGATTGAAGACTGGCGCTACGCGCTGCTCGGGTGGGGAAAGCCGCTAGGGCAGCGCATCACGCCGCCAGCTTACACCGCCAGCATCGACGCGGCGCTGACGTTAGTGCCGGAGGGGGACGGCTGGCACCTGGACACGGCGCGCATGGCCGACGGAACAGTCTATCGCTGTGTCGTGGGGCCGAGCATGGCGGCATGGGCCAAAACGCCCGCTCTCGCGCTATGCGTCGCGGCGCTGAATGCTTACCGCATCAAGGAGCGCCTGGCGGCGGAAGCGAAGGAAGGCGGGCAGGGATGAGCTCCCTTTGCTACTTGCCTGATGAGGCGGTTGCGCGCGCTGGCATGACGTTGGACGAGCTTATTAAGCTTGGCGCTCCGGTTATCCGATTAGGTAGAGCGAAGCGCTTTCCGAAGCTAGCGTTTGATCATTGGTTGGCTGGCGGCCCCACGCCGGCGCAGGGAGTGTCGAACTTGGAGTTGGCTCCGCATCCGGCGCTTCCGACGCCGTCAGAAGCTGCGCCACTTTCCGCGTCTTTCCGCCCTGGCGTGTATGTGATCACCGGCGGGAACCTCCAGAAGATCGGTGTTGCTGACCATCCGGATAGGCGCTTGCGAGCGTTGCAAACCGCGAACGGCGTGAGGCTCGTCTTGGTCTTTTTCCTCCGAACTCATCGCCGTGCTTTGGACGTTGAGCGGCAAGCACATAAAAGCTTGGACGCCTGGCGCCGAGAGGGCGAATGGTTCGAGGTTACAGCTGACGTAGCGGTGGCGACAGTGCTCAATGCGGCCGGCAAGCAGGGATGAGCGACGAGATCGCGATCGGCGACTGGGTTGCACTCAAGGACGGCAGCCCGCCCATGCAGGTTACCGGGCTATTCGATCACCCGTTGACGCCGATCAAGGCCGAGTGGACCGACGCGGCCGGCACCCGGCTGGCCGGACGCTTCGCGTTCGCAGCGTTGCGCAAGGTCGACCCGGCCGACTTTCCCCCTCCGCGCGCGCCCGACACCGGCTTTGACGCTCGCTACTGGCGCTTCGTCGCCGAGCTCCCCGCTGGCGCCACCTGGCGCACGCTCGACGACGAGCACCTGCTGGTCGTCGCGCCGGGTCAAGAGCCGTACACGATCCACCTCGGCACCGGCGAGCGCACGGTCATCAAGCCGACGTGACCAACACCTGCCCGCGCCGCGGCCACGGCGGCTGCAACCTGGCCGAGCTCGGCGATCCCCTCTGTCTCCGCGAACCTGGCGGCTGCGCTCACCTGACCGCCCAGCAGAAGGAACGGCGCATGTTCCGCCTGCTCGCTGCGCGGTGCCGCGAAGCGCGCGCCAGCAACCCGCTCTGGAACGAAAAAGCACGCAAAGTTCCCCAGTGATTTCCACTGTCGCACTTGTTCGCTCTGCGTGCTTTTCGTCCGGATCGAGGAAATACCTGCCGCACAAGGACAAGTATGGTGGGCCGTGAAGGACTCGAACCTTCGACCCGCTGATTAAGAGATCGCGGGCGGCCCAGTGATTTCAATTTGCTGTCTCACTTCCGTGTCTACTAAGTCCTTGATCACCGCGTCAAGTGAGACAGTTGGGGCGACCGGCGCGGCGGGCGTCGTCGATTGTTTCACGTGAAAGGTCAAATGCCCCTAGGACCGCATTAGGAGCGTTTCTAGAGGGTCTCGCTGATAGCCGCCCTACGGTAGCCCGGGCACTTCACCTTGCGCCAGTCGCGGCCTTTGCCGGAGACGTAGGGCCTATCGGAGCGCTTGGCGATGATCCCCTCGGCGCCGATCGCGCAGAGCGTGGCGAATACCCGCTCGCCATCGCCGGCGCTGTGGCTGGCGTAGAGCAGCGGCAGGCCGGATCCGGCCGGCTCGACTAGGCGGCGCAGCCGGTCCTTGCGCTCGATGAGCGGCAGCGCCCGGATGTCGCGGCCGCGCTCCACCAGCAGGTCGAACACCACGTAGACCAGGCCGCGGCCGCGCGCCGCCTGTAGCGCCGGGAAGGAGCTGCGGCCGTGCGCGTCGAGCACGCAGATCTCGCCGTCGATCAGCGTGCCGGCGAGCCGGAGCGCGGCCAGCGCCCGCGGCACGTCGCCGAGGCGCTTGGTCCAGTCCTGGCCGGTGCGGGTGTAGAGCCTGGCCTGGTCGCCGCGCGTCGCGGCGATGCAGCGGTAGCCGTCGTACTTCACCTCGTAGATCCAGCTGTCGCCCAGCGGCACGCGATCGGCGAGCTGGGCAAGCTGCGGCGCGATGAAGGGCGGGAGCTCGGCGGGCTTCGGGCTGGCGGCGCGCGGCATACGCCGCCAGCATAGCGCGCTATTTGGTGAGGCTGGCTAGGATCTGATCCTTGTCCTTGCTCGACCGGCTCGAGCCGAACTCGAAGCTGAAGGCGTCCTTGAGGCAGGCGCCGAAGATGCCGGCCACGGTGCTGATCAGGCCGACCGCCTCGGGCGGCATCTGGTTGCGGAAGTTCATGATCGCCAGGATGCAGGCGATCAGCCCGCCGGCGGCCGACAGCACCATGATGTCGGCGCGCCAGTTGCGGCGGCCGGCCTGGGCGAGCGCCACGTCACGCCGACGCGCATCCTGCCGGTCGGCAAGGTAGGCCCGTTCGGTCTCCAGCTCGATCGCCGCCATGTCCTGGCGGAAGCGCCAGAGCATCTCGGGGTTGGCGCGCAGCGCCTCGGCCGCCTCGCTCTCGCTCGACGTGCCGGTGACGCGCCTCGCCGTGTCGATCACCTGGCCGGCGACGTCGGCCGCCCTGTCGCCGGCGAACAGCCGGATCATCGACGGCGCGAACTCCGCCGCCAGGCTCAACGCGATCGGAATGAGCGGTGCCATGTGATTTCCCTCAGCATTGCGCAGTCGAGACGTCTCGACTGCGGGCTAGTAGCCGAACAGTCCCTGCGGCAGGCCGTGGTCGGCGCGCCGGTCGAGGTGCAGGAAGCTCTTGTTGACGCCGACCGACCAGCCCTCGGCGATCGCCAGGCGGGCCAGGTCGAGCGCGTAGCGGATGTCCGGCGTGGCGATGTCGATCGCGCAGGCGCCGGCGATGCCGTGCGGCGAGCTGTCGTAGATGTGCAAGCTGCGCGGATGGCCGCCGACCAGGTTGTTGCGCCGGAGCGTGCGGCAGCAGCTGTTGACTTTCATCGGCCGGCCGAAGCTGATCCTGAGCATGGCGAGCGCCTGGGCGAAGCCGGGCGCGAGCCGCCCTTCGCGGGTGTCGCGGTCGGCGATCTCGAGGTGGGTGAACAGCACCTCGCTGCCGTCCGGCCGCCGGATGGTGAGATCGCCGTTCATCGGCCGACCCCGCCGGGGCCGAGCAGGCCCCACAGCGCCTGCACCTTCTCCCTTGCGGTCACCAGCTCCTGCTGCTGCGCCGCCAGCGTCTTCTCGTGCTGGTCGAGCCGCCAGTCATGATGCGCTACCTTGGCGCCGATCACCTTCACGTCGCCGCGGATCTCGTTGCCGATCCACAGCACGCCGGCAACCAACGAGGCCAGCGCGGCGCGATAGACCCAGGTCGGCAGGTCGCCGTTCTTGCCGTTCCCTTCCGCCATGCTCAGCCCCCCCCTTTTGCTAAGAGATCTCGATCGGCTGCAGTGGCCAGTCCGCCGGCTGTCCCGCGAGTTTCAAGCCGAGCGCCTGCTCGATGTCGAAGGCGAAATCCCGCATGGCGCCGGCAAGCGCCTTGATCTCATCGGCGCTGAACAGATGCACCGTGCCGTCGAGCTCGGCATAGGGCACCGTGTTGGCGCCCTTCGGCAGGCCGAGCCCGTTCGCCAACCCGCTCAGGATCCCGCCGATGCGGCGCTCGGCCTCGGCATCCATCGGATAGATGCCGTCAAGCCCCGGGTTCGCGGCAAATACGACCAGCACGCCGGCCGCCAGCAGCGCGGCCGCCTCACCCGGCGCGGGGTTCGGTGCCGGCGGTGGCTCGAGCAAGTCGCCGTTGAGCGTCCAGCCCTCGCGCACCTCGTTGGCGACCTCGCGGAACTGCGCGGCGATGTCGGGGTGAAAGGGCGGCAGCGTGTCGGCGAGCAGGATCTCGCGAACCTCGCCACCCTGGATGCGGGCAAAGCGCGCCATCACTTGTACTCCTTCACGATGACCAGGCCGGCCGAGCCGGCGCCGCCGGGCTGGTTGGTGCCATCGTTCTCGCCGCCGGCGCCGCCAGAGCCGTAGTTGCCCGCGGCATTGCCGGCGCCGTTGTTGGCGCCGACGCCACCGCCGCCGAACTGCGACGAGCCGCCCATGCCGCCGCGATCGGCCGCGCCGTTGGTGCCGGGCGCGCCGCGCATGTTGAGCGTGCCGCCGGAGCCGTCGCCGCCGACGCCGCCAAGCGCCGTGGCTGCGGTGCCCTTGCCGCCGCCGCCGCCGGTCGCCGAGCAGTGCGCGCCGAAGCTCGACGTGCCGCCGGCATTGCCATCGCCGCCAGCCGCCGCGCCAGCGGCGCCGGCGGCGCCGATCGTCACCGTCTCGGTCGCCCCCAGGCCTGCGGTGATGCGCTTGTAGGAAGTGCCGCCGGCACCGCCGCCGCCGCCGCCGAGCGCGCTGATGTTCGAGCCGCCGCCGCCGGCGCCGCCGCCGACCACCCAAACCTCGACCGCGGTGCAGCCGGCCGGCTTGTTCCAGGTGCCGGAGGCGGTGAACACCTGCACGCCCATCAGGACGCCGCCGGTGAGGCCGAGATTGGCCAGTGTGATCTCGAGCGTCGCCCGCGCGGTCGCCGCATCCGGATCGTCGAGCAGCGTGGCCATGAAGCCGGAGACCGGCTCGAGGTCGGCCGAGGTGCCGGCGGCGGCGATCGGATTGCCGTCGGCGTCATAGGCGGCGAACATCGAGGCGCGGTCGGCTTTCGCCGGCAGCTCGTCGATGTCCGCCGCGTCGCTGTCCGGCTGGCGCAGCGTGCGGCCGACCCGGGCCAGCGCCTGCTGCACCACCACCATCAGCTTGTCGAGCGCGGCGTTCACCACCTCGGCCGGGAAGGCGTCGCCGTCGGCCAGCGCAGCCAGCTGCTTCGCCGGCACGTCGCGCACGATCACCACCTCGGTATCGACCGCCGGCGGGGTCAGGAAGGTGACCTCGCCGCCGTCCGCGTCATCGACGCCGCTCACGGTGTAGTGCGTGGTCAGCGTCTTCAGCGTGCCGTCGACGTAGACCAGCAGATCGGTGTCGGCGAAGATCCGGTTGTCGTAGGTGAACGCCGCCGTCACCCCGTTGCCGATATAGCTCCACCGTGAGGTGGTCACCTCGACTGTCATCTTTGACCTCCGCGCCGCTCCGCGGCTTGGTGCGGCGCTGGCCCCGCCGGCGCCTGGATTGAACTCCGGGAAGCGCGCGCCGCGATCACCGCACGACCTCGCTCGGGCGCAGCCAGAACGTCTGCGCGTTTTCCTTCTCGATGCGCCGCTCCATGCGGCGCAGGAAGCCGGGGTTGAGCGCCTCCTGCACCTGGTACAGCACCAGGTAGTCGAGCGCGGCGCGGGTGTAGAACAGGTTGGCGAAGGGGGTGTTGCCGACCGCCCACTTCAGGAACTGCGCGCGCGGATCGTCGCCCGATCGCGCGCGGTTGTAGAGCTCGGCGATGTCATCGACCTGGCCGAACACCGGCCCGGCAAGCGAGGCGAGCGCCGAGCGGCCGAAGCGGGAGTATTCGCCGAACAGGTAGTCGCCATAGATGCCGGCACCGCCGCCCTGCGCCAGCGCCGCGAGCCAGGTCTTGGGGTCGGCCGGATCGCGCGGCGTGCGGCCCTTGGCCAGGTCCTTCGCCGCCATCGACACGTAGCCCATGGCGGCGCCGGCGACGATCAGGTGCACGATGCCGGCGATCGCGCCGTAGCCGTCCTGGCCGTGGATCTGCCGCGCCCACACCTTGGTCACCACCGCGACCGGAAACGCCTTGAACTGGCCGACGAAGCGCAAGGCCTCGCCGAGCACGGTGCCGGGCTGGGTGCCGCGGCGCAGGATCGCCCGCTCGTTGGCGCCGGGCTGCAGCACCGCCGCCTCGCCGACATCGGCGATATAGGCGTGCAGCTTCAGCGCCAGGTCCTCGCGCAACCGGTCGCGATCGGCCGGCCGGATCTCCCGCTGCTCGCCGGGCTGGCCCGCCTCGAGGCGCAGCAGGTGATCGGTCTGCTCGTCGCTCAACCGCGTCGCCGCATCCGGCGTCAGGTAGGCGCGGCCGTCGGCCTGCTTCCATTCGACCTGCCGCAGCGCGTTCCATTCCTCAGGCCCGATGCCGAAGGCCTGCAGGTTGCGGCTGAGCTCCGGCGGCAGCGCCGCCCCGTCGATCGCCTGATGCTTGCCGAGGTGCCGCGCCAGCACGAGCTCGGCGCCGGCGCGCTGCGCGTCGGTCCAGTAGGTCAGCCCGGTTAGCTTGAAGAAGGTGTTGGCGATTTTGCTCAAGGTGCCCGGCGCGGTGTCGCCTGGGTCGAAGCGCGCGGCGATCGAGCGGCTCATGCCCTCGCCGCCGGCGCGCAGCAGATCCATGATCTCCCGCGTCTCGCCGTTGCCGCGGCCGCGGCCGATCGCCTGCAGGCCGTCGGCATAGCCCTCGAGGAAGCCGACGCCGTGCAGCTTCAGCTCCGACGCCTTCAGCACGGTGTCGTTGATCGAGCTCAGCAGCACGCCGCCGAGCTTCGCCATGCTCTCGACCGTGCGGATGCCGCTGGAGATCCGCGCGCCGAGGCGGTTGACCGGCATCATCGCCGTGCCGTCGAGCTCGGCGAAGCGGTTCATGATGCCGTTGCGCTGGCCGTCGAGCCGGATCACCCCCTCGGGATCGGTGTCGCGGAACCGCTCGCCGAGCCACTTCAGGTCCGCCTCGAGCTCGGCCCTGGGGTTGGTGCCGAACTGCCGCATCAGCGCGGTGTTGCGCGCCGCCTGGGTCAGCTGCTGCAGAATGCTCTCGATCAGCGTGCCCTGGCCGAACTTCGCCTGGTAATCCATCCAGCTCTCGGCCGACTTGAAGTGCAGGACGCGCCCCTGGCTCAGCCGCTCGGCCAGGTTGCCCGGGCCGGTGAAGGCCGGATCCTTGAAGCCCTGCATGCCCTCGGGCGTGAAGTGCCGGCCGGTGATCAGCGCGTTGTAGACGCCGCGCAGGAACTTCTCCGGATCCGCCACCTCGGCCAGCGTGCGCTCCTGGTCGAGAGTGGCGAGCATGCTCTCGCGCCAGGCCGCGAAGCCCGCCCGGCGGATCTTGTCCGGGTCATGCGCGGTGCGGCTGACATAGCCGTCATAGCTGCCGATCCAGGCGCCGGCGTCGTTCAGCCGATCGACGCTCAAGCGCTGGTAACGGTGCAGCGCCTGGGCGATCTCCAGCACCTGCGGGTTGCCGGTGACGCCCGGCTTGCCGTTCTCCCCGCGGCTGAGCTCGAACAGCTCGCGCGCGATCGCGCGGTCGACCGTGCCGGAGCGCACCGTTTCGAACAGCCCGGCGCGCTCGAGATCCGTGACCAGGCCGACGACATAGTCGCGGGTCAGCGCGCGGCCCTCGGCCTCGACGCTGAGGCGCGAGCCAGCGAACAGGCGCGCCGAGCCGACCAGCTTGGCATAGAGCCCGACCACATAGCCGGGATCCTTGCCCGCCGCCGGCGCCGCCTCGTAGAACGCGCGCCGGCTGATGCGCCGGTTCAGGTTGAGGTAGGCGTTGCGCCGCTCGATCAGCGCCGCCTGCGCCGCTTCCTCGGCGAGCTCGCCGGCGGCCTCGGCCGCGCGCGCCTCGGCCGCCTTGAACGCCGCCGCGCCCTTCTTCAGGCGGAGCCGCGTGTCGATCGCCTCGAGCACGCGCAACGCCTCGGCGTCGGTCATCTCCCGCCCGCCGACGCCCTTCGCCGTGCGCTTGACGTCGCCGAGGCAGTCCTTGAGGGAGCGGTGACGGATGGCCATCAATCGTCCTCCACCAGGCGCGGCATGACGCTGAGGTCGATGTAGGGGCCGCCGCCGAGGTGGTATGACCACACGAGGCGGCCATGCGGCTTGGCGCCGGGACAGCCATTAAGGAAGTAGTCTGGGTTCGCTGCGCCTTTGGTGTCGCGGATGTAGGCGCAGGGCACGACCTGCTCGGCCGCCGCCTTGATCGCATCGGCAAGCTCGCGCGCTGGCACAGCGTCGCGCGTCCAGGGAACGGCTATCACGTCGAAGTCACGCCGCAAGCTGCCATGCACGCCCAGCGCATAGCCGCACTTGCGTGCCGCCTCGCGGATCCTTGGCTCCAGCTCCGGCCAGAGTTTCGCTGAGCGCTCCAGCCAGCGCACATCAGGTTGAGGGTCGGTCGCAGCCATCAGGCGCCCCCTCCATTCACGATGCAGACCGCCGCCGCCTGGTAGGCCTGGCCGAGCCCCGCAGCCTCGGCGTCGATCGCGTCGAGCCGCTCGAGCTCGGCGCGGATCTCCGGGTCGGCTTCGGCCGCGGCGGCCAGGCGCGGGCGCAGCGCCGCTGTCTCCTGAGCTAAGGCATCCCCGGCTGATGCATCCCTGGGCGGGGAGACAGGCGCGGCCGGTTCCTTCGGCGCCGGCAGGATGCTGGCCATGCCCTGCTCGAGCTGGGCGACCTGGTCGGCCAGCGCCTCGGCCGGCGCCTTCACCTCGGCCGCGGCGCGCGCCGCATCCTCGGCGATCT